CAGAAGCAGAAGAACAGCCAGAGGCAGAGCAGTCTACAGAAGTAGACGACGCAGAAGCAGAAGGTGAAGCTGATGCTGAAGAAACTGGAAGCGAAGGAGTGGAAATCGATGTTGCTGGGGAAAAGTTTAAGCTCCCCTCGGCAATGGCTAATGAAGCAAAGCGTATCGAAACCAAGGTCAAAGAGATTGAGGCCGGTGCGACTAAACGCTTTCAAGAAGCCGCCGATTTACGCAAAACCGCAGAATCTCAAATAGCAGTAGCGCAACGCTTGCAAGAAATTGCAGTTAATCAAGCTGATTTAATTGCTGACTATAAAGCAGTTACTCGCAGGATTGAAAGCTTGTCTGCTGTTGATGTTAATGCACTGGCGGAATCCGATCCTGTTGCATTAACTAAAATAAATGCTGAATGGAATCAATTACAAGCTGTAAAAAACAGAATTGAAAATGATTACCAGGCGGCAGTAAACCAAGCAGAAACTTCGCGCTCTCAGCATAAAGCGCAACGTATGCAAGAGCTGAATCAATTTGCTGCTAAGAATATCAAAAACTGGTCTGATGACTACTCAAAACAGCTTTTAGCGTTTGCAGTTAATGACCTGGGATTTGATGCTAATTTGATAACTGAAAATGTGAGCGAGGCAATAATTAAAGCGCTTGATCTTGCTTACACCGGATATAAGGTTAGATCGTCAGATCCAAAAACAAAAATGGTTGTAAGCAGTAAGACGCTTAAACCAGGTGCAACAGCACAAGGAAAAACTAACGCCAAGGAAGTCGCACAGAAGGCCACGTCAGCGCTGAAAAAGTCTGGCAGGGTTGAAGATGCGGCAATGGCTCTTCTCGCTCGTTCGAGCGTTCGTAAACGATAAAGGAATTTAAAATGGCACAACTTACTGGAACTACAGATACATACGATTTGGTTGGTCTTGCTGAAGACGTCGAAGACGTGATCTTTGATATCAGCCCTACCGACACGCCTCTAATGTCGATGGCTAAACGCAAAAAAGCGACGGCAGTCAATCATCAATGGCAAACTGACGCGCTGGCTGCTGCCGCTGCTAACCGAGCAATCGAAGGCGACGACAGCACCTACGCTACCGCCTCCGCTACTACTTTGCTAAGTAACTATTGCCAGATCAGCAAGAAAACCGTAATGGTTTCTGGCACTGCTGATGCTGTTCGCAAATATGGCCGCAAGGAAGAATTTGCTTATCAGATCGCTAAACGCGGCAAAGAACTGAAGCGTGATATTGAAGTAGCACTTGTGCAAAACCAAGTTTCTAGCGCTGGTGGCTCTGGCACTGCTCGCAGCTCTGCTGGTATTGAAGTCATGATCGCTGGAAACCGTATCTTAGGCACTGGCAACACGACGGGCACGACTCCTGGCTACGCTGGTGGCGTTTGGGGTGCTGTTACTGATGGTACTGCCGCAACGATGCTTGAAACAGACCTTGTGAGCGCTCTTGAGGCCGCATGGACTGATGGCGGCGACCCATCAACAATCATGGTAAACAGCACGCTGAAAAAACGCATTAGCTCTTTTGCAGGCGCATCTAGCTATGCCGGTGTTACTGTAAACCAGCCGCGCAGCGCACAAGGCGTTGTCGTTGGTGGTGTTGATTTGTACATTAGCGATTTTGGTGAGCATAAAGTAGTTCTGAACCGATTTATGCGCGCTGGCACGCTGTTGGCAATCGATCCTGACTACGTCAGCATGGCATTCTTGCGACCAATCAAGTTTGAAGAACGTGCAAAAACTGGTGATGCAACACGCGGCGAACTCGTGACTGAGTTCACCTTTGTGCTTGAGAACCCGGATGCTTGCGCAAAAATCCAATCAGTTTCTTAATTGATATGGGGGAGGGGAAACCTTCCCCCTTTTTTGCTTATGATATTTACAGACGAATTAGATCCGCTTACTGGACTGCGAACCCGTGTAGCTTTTGAAGACGGGAAAATGCACGTCAATTATTCGCAAGATATAAGCGAAGCAGTTGATAGAAATACAAAGCTGCGAAACGCTGAAGGCTATGCAAAACAAGGGATAAAAGACAATTTCCAGCACGTTGCGCATATCCCCAATAGTGTTTGTTTGCAAATTAGAACTGAATCTGGTATAGATCCGTTTAAATGCAGTGCAAAAGAGCTTAAAGCTTACTTAGTAAAAAATAGAGATAAATACGGCTATCTGTTCACAACAGCGGGCCGCGTATGAGTATTTATAAAGAGCTACAAGAAAAGATCACTAGCGACCCCGACTATGTTGTTGCTGAGTGCATAAAGCTGCTAGACGCCAATCCAGACGATATAAGCGCTTTATTTATTCTTGGATATGTCTACACCACGGCAGAACGGTTTGGGCTTGCTATAGCGATATTTAGACGCGTTGTAGACCTAACGCCAAACAAACCGGATTCTTGGAATAACCTTGGCATTGCTTATCACGGTCTCAAGTCGCCTGTTGCGATGGAATGCTTCCAAAAAGCATGGCAAATTAAACCCAGTGGCACATACGCGGCCAACATTGCATCTTGCCATCTTGAGCAATGCGAATGGCCAGAGGCTCTGCGGTGGGCTAAGAAAGCTCTAGATTTTGATAACGGGATACACGGCGCACATGTGACGCACGGTATGGCTTCATTAGCTATGGGCGACTGGCGCAACGGATGGGCTGGGTTTAATCATTCGCTGGGCGGGAAGTTCAGGAAAGAACTACAGTTTCAAGAAGAGCAAAGATGGGACGGATCGCCAGACAAAACGCTCGTAATTTATGGGGAGCAAGGGCTAGGCGATGAGATTATGTATTCATCGTGCGTTGCTGATGCCGCAAAGATAAGCAAAAAGACAATTCTTGAATGCGATCCTCGTCTAGAAAAACTATTTAAGCGGTCCTTCCCTGGTGTTGATGTATACGGCACGCGCAGAGAGGCCGCGCCTTGGATTGATGATTACAAGATAGACGCAAGAGCCGCCATTGCTGCGCTTCCCGGATTTTTTAGAAATAGCGCTGAAGAGTTTCCCAAAAAGCCGTGGCTAATTGCTGACCCTGAGCGACGCTTGCAATGGCGTGCATTGTTTGATTCTTGGGGGAAAAAGCCAAAGATTGGAATTGCTTGGTCAGGCGGATCAAAACACAATCGACCCGATGCGCGGCACATGGGGCTAGAGGCATTTAGGCCGCTTATCGAATCTGTAGATGCTGACTATATCTCTCTACAATATAAAGACCCAATGGCAGAAATAGAAGCTAGCGGGTTGCCAGTTAAGCATTACAAGCGGGCATGCGAGACGACAGATTATGATGACACAGTAGCATTGGTTGCAGAATTAGATCTGGTTGTCTCTGTGCCAACGACTGTAATACATGTGGCTGGGGCCTTGGGTGTAAAAACGCATTGCTTGACGCCTGAGCTAGCAGACTGGAATTTTCACGGCGGGTTACCGTGGTACGGATGCGTAGAGTTAATTTGGAAAAAAAAGGAGAGCTGGTATGAGTTTGCAGAAAGATATGTTAAGAATTTTCATCGGGTATGACCCTAGGCAGCCTTTGGCTTATAACGTTCTCCAGCATTCAATTGTCAGACATGCAAGCGTGCCTGTTTCTATTACCCCGCTAATTCTGAAGCAATTGCCGATTAAGCGGAGAGGGCTAACAGAATTTACGTATAGTAGATTTCTTGTGCCTTATCTAAGTGATTTTGACGGTATTTCAGTGTTTATGGATGCTGATATGGTTGTTACTGATGACATCAAAAATTTGTTTGATTCTATAGATAATAGTTTTGCTTTATCTGTGATGCAAAATCAGCCAAAATTTGAATGGGCTAGCATGATGGTGTTTAACAATGCAGCATGCAAAGTGCTTACACCGGAATTCATTGATGATGAAAAAAATGTATTGTTTGATTTATCGTGGGCTGAGTCAATTGGCATGATTCCTGAAGAATGGAATCATTGCGTTGGATATCAAGAGCCCAAAGAGGCAAAAATGTATCATTACACACAGGGCCTGCCTTGCTTTTTTGAAACTTCAGGAAACGAAGAAGATGAGGCATGGCACAACGAATATAAGCTTATAAAATCAACAGTTAGCTGGGCTGAATTAATGGGAACATCTGTGCATGCAGAAGCTGTGTTGCGTAAGATGATTCGCAGATATGCTGATTAACTAATGTTAAATATTGGCCTTGATTTTGATGACACATACACATCAGCGCCTGATTTATTCGCTGGGTTTGTAAACATAGCTACAAAAATGGGCCATGTTGTTTTTATAACAACAGCAAGAGCTCATGTCAATATAGCTGACATAGAAAAAGCATTTCCAAATTTAGAAATAATTACAAGCAATGGAAAGCCAAAAAGACCGGCCGCCGAAGAATATGGCGTTACCATAGACATATGGATTGACGACATGCCGGAAATAATACCTGGAGAGCTCGATTGGAAATTGAGTAAATGCTAATTACGCAAGAATACAAAGAAGAACAAGAAAGACTGCATGCTACAGGAAATTATGGCAATGCTTCTTTGAAATACGGAGATATTGTCTCCAATCTTGTCGATGCAGTAAAAGCAAATTCATTGCTTGATTATGGTTGCGGATCTCAGAGAAACTTACTGAAAGTTCTAAAACCTGAGCGAGACATTTACTATTTGGGTTATGATCCGGCAGTTAAAGAATTTGATAAGAAAGAGCCTTGCGATTTAGTCGTTTGCATTGATGTTTTAGAACACATAGAGCCCGATTTGTTGGATAATGTGCTCGATGATTTGATGATGCTTACTAAAGAATTTGCGTTTTTAACAGTGCATACAAAACAAGCTGCCAAGATATTATCTGATGGGAGAAATGCACATTTAATACAAAAGCCTGCTAGCTGGTGGCTTCCTTTGCTTATGACGCGCTGGGAATTGCAAGCATTCAACAAAACGGCAGAAGGCTTTAATGTGCTGATGAAAATATGATTACAGACTACGCGACACTACAAACTGAAATAGCTGCTTTTGCGTATCGTGACGATTTGACAGACAAGATACCAACGTTTATACAGCTTTGCGAAGCAGATATGCAGGTGCGGTGCAAGTTGGTAGACCTAGAAAGCAATGCGTCAATTACTATGACTGATGGCGTAGGTGCGCTACCTACAGGGTACACGGGCGCTAGATCAGTGTGGTATGACGGCGACCAAGTGCGCGAATTGAAATACGTCACCCCTAATCAATTGACGGCTTACGATGCTTTAGCCGGTCTGCCTACTTATTACACAATCATTGGTACAGATATTCACGTAATACCTAGTGCCACGGGTACGGTAAAGATGACATATAAGGCGCGATTTACTGCTTTGTCAGCAACGAATACTACAAACGCTATCTTACTCAAATATCCTGATGCCTATCTGTACGGGTCGCTTGTGCAGCTTGCAATGTATACGAAAGACGCAGACACAATGACTACTAGCAATGCTGCTTATGAGGCTGCTATCAAGCGCATCAAGTCTGACGATACAGAGCGCAGGGCAGGCGGGGCTACGTTGCAGGTGAGGCCGCGATGACGCCTTTGCTTGGGTTTGCTCCTGACGCTGACAGCTCCACGCCCGGCGTAATCACAGACTGCACAAACCTCATCCCCTCGCTTATCGGGATGAGAGGCGCTCCGTCTGCTATTACTCCTCCAGACACGCCCGCATTGGCTGCCTCATGCTTGGGGGCGGCAGTGCTTGAGGATTTGAGCGGTGACAGGCGTGTATTTGCCGGCACTGCTAAAAAACTCTATGAGCTTACGGGCGGCGCATGGGATGATGTAAGCAGAGCAACGACAACATACACGGGCTCAGACTCTACACAATGGGCGTTCGCGCAATTTGGCGATGCCGCTTTGGCCGCAAATAGAGCAGACGTTATTCAGCGAGCAACAACAGGCGATTTTGCTGATATTTCTGGCGCTCCAAAAGCTGAGATTATCTTTACAGTTGGATCGTTTGTGATGGCTTTGAACGTCAACGATGGCGCAGAGAAAACAGACGGCTGGCATTGCTGTGCAACGTTTGACGAGACGGACTGGACAGAAAGCATTGATACACAGTGCGCCTCTGGTAGGCTGGTAGCTACGCCAGGAGATATCACTGCCGGTGCTCGACTGGGGGAGTATGCTATTGCGTACAAGAAAAAATCCATGTACTTGGGCCAATATGTGGGTGCTCCTGCGGTTTGGTCTTGGTCTTTAGTTCCAGGCGGAGAATCCGGGTGTGTGGGCAAATTTGCTTTGTGTGATATCGGTGGGGCACACTTCTATGTCGGGCCTGATAACTTTTGGCTATTCGATGGATCTAGGCCAGTTCCCATTGGCGACGGGGTGTTAAGAGAGTGGTTTTTTGCAAACTCTAACCCGCTTTCACTAAACAAAACAATCTGTTCTTTTGATAAAAAGAATAACCTAGTGTGGGTTTTTTATGCTGCAAGTAACTCGACAAGCCTAGACTCTACGCTTGTTTATCATGTGCAGAAGAAAAAATGGGGCAGGGCAAATAAGTCTGTTCAATACGCCTTTAATTATGTAAGCCCAGGCATGACTTACAACGGTTTAGCGGCACAATATTCTACTTTTGACGATTTGCCAGCTGCTCCCTATAACTCGCCGATGTGGATTGATGGCGATGCTGCTTTTGCAATATTTAATACATCGAATCAGCTTCAGGTTTTAACCGGCGCAAATGCTACAGCAACAATTACAACGGGCGAGGCTGGGGACGATGAGCAAATTAGCTTATTGCAGCGAGTGTGGCTTAGATTTAATACTTACCCATCTTCAGGTACTGTGCAAACTTTTTATTCTGCGGTTAAAGGCTCTGGTTATGTTCCAGGGCCAAGCGGCACGTTAAATAACGGCAAATTTGATTTGATGAAGTCTGCTAAATGGCACAAAGCAACATTTACGCTAAACAGTGATTTTGAAATCATTGCTGTTGAGCCCACAATTAAGATTTTGGGGCGGAGATGAAATTAAACGAAACTCCACGATTAGCAGTTAATGACCCATTAATGCAGCGCGAATTTAGAGAGCACGCAACACAAGTAAACCTATTGGCGGCAGGAAGAATTAGCGCCGTCGATAATGCACGAACAGCGGCACCTACTACTGGAGATTGGAAGCAAGGGGATTTTGTCAGAAACAGTGCCCCAGCGGATATAACAGTTTCAGGGGCTCATTATGCTATTTTAGGCTGGGTATGTGTTGCTTCTGGCACGCCTGGAACCTGGAAAGCGTGTCATGCTTATTTGGGATATTAATAAGTAATGCAATTAATATCTATCCCGGCTACACATATTGATTACGCATGGAATGATGGCGCTTCTTGTCTTGCTGAAGCTTGCAACGTATCAGGCGGAGAAATTACGGCAGATCAATTGAAAATGCTTCTTTCTCGCGGAGAAAGATCATTGCTAAAAATGTGGGATGGTGAGAGAATAAGAGGGTGGTGTGTTGTTAGAATAGAGCAAAATCCTAATGTGCGTGTTTTGTTTATAACAAACTTGGTTGCGCATAATAGTAATTTTAAAGATTTTTTTGTAGAGTTAAAAGAGTTAGCTAAGAATCTAGGATGCTCAAGTATTCGCTGCGCGGCTGGCGAATCACAGGAGAGACTTTATAGAATAGCTTGTAAGTTCCAAAAGTTATATTCAATTCTAGAGGTGAAACTATGGGCGGAGGCGGCGGAGGCGGCACCACAACATCTAACATAATCGACCAGCGATTTAGCCCGCTAATTGATTATGCTACGCAAGCGGCAGCAAATATTAATGCTACCGGGTATGTCCCATATCAGGGGCAACGTTTTGCAGATTTATCACAAAATCAACAAGCCGGCATCAATATGATCGCTAACCGTGCGACTGGTGGAGATCCCACTATGCGCATGGCTACGCAAACGCTACAGGATACGCTACAGGGTGGAAATACGAACCCCTACTTAGACGCGCTTGTAAAAAAATCTCAGCAGTCAGTTATTCAAAATATGAATCAACAAGCGGCCCGCTCTGGATCGTTTGGAAATTCTGGCATTGCTGAAGCTGGTGCTAGGCAAATGGGTGATATTGCTTCGCAAATGTATGGACAAGCATATAACACTGACAGGGCGGCACAGCAAGCGGCACTAAGTCTTGCTCCGACTTATGGAAACCAGGCTTATGCTGATGCAGCGCAGTTGATGAAAGTCGGGCAAACTCAGCAAGACCAAGCACAACAAGCGCGTGATTTTGCTTATCAACAGTTCCAAGATCAGCAAAATGACCCTTACAAAAAGATGGCCGCATACTCTGGTTTGCTTGGTGCATCTGGATCAACTGCGCAAACTCAAACTACACAAGATAGCGGAGGAAAATAAACATGTTTATGCCATTATTGCTTGGCGGCGGCTTGCTTGGGGCGCTGACTAACAAACGGAATCCATTAGAAGGCGCGTTGCTGGGTGGCGCTTTGGGCGCTGCCACTGGCGGGATGGGCGGCCTATTGGGCAATGCGTCAACAGCGGCGGCTACTGGCGGCATGGGCCTTACTGCTGGCTCTGCGCCTGGGCTTGCCGCAATGGGTGGCGGCACTGGTCTAACTATGGGCGCGACAGCTCCAGGATTATCGGCGATGGGTGGCGGCACTGGGCTTACTGCTGGGGCCAATGCTTTGGCCTCCGCGCCTGCTGCAACGTCTGGCGGTTTGCTTGGCAACCTAACCGATTTAAACAGCGTTAATAAGATAGTTAGTCTGGCGCAGGCAATGACACCTGAGCAGCAACAATTGCAAGCTGTAGCGCCTCCGCAAATGTCTCCTATGGGTTCGCAGTCTTTAATACAACTCTACGAACAAAGCAAAAACAATCCTGCCGCTCAATCAATTGCTCAACGTGAGCAAGAGCGTATGCAGCGCAAATCTACGATGTGGGGTTAATTATGAGTAACAGCATGGGCGGATTGCTCGACTTTATCAAAACCCCTGAAGGTATGGGGCTTATTTCTGCTGTTGCCGGCGGATTGTCTGGGGCTAAACGTGGGACGCCTTTTAACAACATTGGGCGCGGTTTATTGGCTGGTATGAGTGGCTATGGATCTGGCCTTGAAATGCAAAAAGCTGCTCAAGAGCAAGCAAGGCAACAAGCAGAGCGCGAGGCTATGCAAAACGCATATAAAGCACTACTAGGGCAGCCAGATGTTTTGCAGCCAGCTATGCAACAACCCGCTACAGCACAGCCAATTAATTATTCGGTTGCTCAGCCTCAAGCTAGCACGCCAATGCCCCGAAATACAGCAGCAATGCCGACTCCTCAAGTGGCACAAAATCCTTATTTAAAAATGGCTGCTGATGGCATTCCTTTGGACAAAATAAAATTAATTTATGAAACGGCAAATATAGGCAGGCCAAAAATAAAAAATATAGAAACAATTTCTATTAACGGGCAGCCCACAAAAGTAGGTATTGATGAGTATGGAACGCAAGTAGCTCAAATCGGCACCGAATGGAGGCCGCTGCAAGTTCAAGATTTTGGCGGGTACCTTGGCGGGATTGATGTAACTAACCCTAATGCTCCGGTTAAAAATTACGGGCAAAAAACATTACCGCCGGGTGAAGCGCAGAGACTAGCAATTGAACAGCAACGCTTACAGCTTGCCAAACAAGCTCAGGCTTTTGACCAGGGATTAACTCCAGACCAAGGGATGCCAATGGCTGGCGGTATGAGCGTAAATCCTCCGCAAATTAGCGGCGGTGCTGCTTTGCCAGGAGGCCCATTGCCTGCCGGGATGCTGGGCGGCGGCCAGCCTCAAGCAATTAATGCGCAGCAAGTGCCGAATCAAGTTTTATTATCGAAACGCCTTGGAAAGCCTCCAGCCGGTTTTAGATGGACTGTTGATGGGAATCTTGAGCCAGTGCCGGGGGGGCCGGGAGATCAAAAAGCGCAAGCAGTAGATTCAGGGCGAGAAAATGTTTCTAAGATTGTGGCTGAATTAAGGAATTCATACGATGTTTTAGATAAAAATAACGCCATTCCAAGCGTGAACAATCGGGCGTTGACAAGTCTAGGTGCTTGGTCTAGCGCATCTCCTGTTGGGCAAAAAATTGGTGGCATGTTTGGCACGCAATCACAAAAAGAGCGAGATTCTATTGCGCAGGCGCGACCATTACTTATGCAAGCAATTATGAAAGCTACGGGCATGAGCTCAAAGCAAATGGATTCAAATGCAGAGCTAAAGATGTATCTTGCAACCGCAACAGACCCAACATTAAGCTTAGAAGCAAATAAGGCCGCTCTTGATAGGTTAGAAAGCATGTTTGGTTTGTCTGGCGCTATGCCACAACAAACACAGAATAGAAGCATGCAGCAAATGCAACCACGTCAACAGGCCACATCTATGCCCATGAAGGGCCAAGTTGTAGACGGCTACAAGTTCAACGGCGGTAACCCCGCAGATCCAAAAAATTGGAGTAAACAATAATGGCCGCACCTTGGGAAAAATACGCGCAACCAGCTCAAGATGTGCAACCCACAGAAACGGCCGGGCCTTGGGCTAAATATGCCGCTGTGCAAGCACCTCAGAGCCAGAATGCTGCGCCTGTTATGCCTGCAACACAGGAAACTAAACGAAGTGGAGTTTTCGACTACGTTAAAACCCAATTAGCCGGATTGGGTGGCGGTATTGGCTCTGGTTTCGGAGGCGTAGCTTTAAATATTCAGGATTATTTGGGCGCTGGTTTGCAACAATTAGGGGCCGAAAAGTTGGGCGGCATGTTGACACGCGACGCATTAAAAGGGCAAAATAAACTTGCTTATGAATTAATGCCGTATCAAATTAAGGCCCCAATTGCCACAGGAACTGGCAAAATTACTGGTCAAATTGCGGCCACTTGGCCTGTGGGCGGATTATTTGGCAAGGCGGCAGAAGCAATCCCAGCCGTTAGATCAAGTGAAATTGCTCAACCTTTAATTTCAGCTATTAAAACCTCTGGGATGTCTTCTGGCGGAGTTGGGGGCGCTTTAGGGCTTGGCTCTAGAGTTGCTGGCGGCACTGTTACAGGCGGCATATCCTCTGGTTTAATAAATTCAGAAGATATTGGATTGGGCGGGTTAATTGGGGGTGCTTTGCCATTAGTTGGTAGAGCATCAAGCTCTATCGGAAATGCACTCGGCGAAAAATATGCAAAAAATGCCGCTGATAAACTTATTCAATACCAACAACAGGCACCGCTTAGAGATTTGGTAAAAGAAGCTTCAAGCGTTGGCTATGTAATACCGCCAAATTTAGTTAATCCTTCTGCAAAAAATTCTATTCTTGAATCGTTTTCTGGGAAGATGGCAACATCACAGCTTGCATCAGTTAAAAACCAGGCGGTAAGTGAGAACCTGGCACGGAAAGCGCTTGGGTTGCCAGAAAATGCAATTTTGAAAAAGTCTACACTTGAAAATTTAAGAAAAGAAGCGGGCAAGGCATATCAAGATGTTTCAAAGCTATCGCCTCAAGCTGAAATTGATTTAGAGGCTCTTAAAAAAGCAAGAAATGAGGCTAATGGGTGGTTTGCAGCTTACAATAGATCTGCCAGCCCGGATGATTTGGCAAAAGCTAAAGACTTTAGAGACTTAAGCAATGTTTTAGAATTAAATTTAGAAAGTCATGCCAAAAATGCAGGCAAAGAAAATCTTATTCCCGCGCTTAGGGAAGCTAGGCAAAAAATAGCTAAAACATACACGGTAGAACGCGCATTAAATGACGCTACTGGATTAAACCCCTCGGTTATTGGTAGACTTTATGATAAAGGAACCCCTTTAACCGGAGAGTTGAAAAGTTTAGGGCAATTTGCTAGCGCATTTCCCTCTATAAATAAAGCAACCCAACAAATGGGAAGTCCTGGAGCGCATAACTTGCGTTCTATGGCTTCACTGGGTAGCGCAATCCTCGGAATGTCTACTATGGGCCCCGCTGGTGTTGCTGCTGCCGCGGTTCCTTTTGTTTTGCCTCCTGCTGCTCGCTTGGCGATGTATAGCAAGGGCGCTCAAAATGCACTTTGGAATCAAGCAGCCCCTAGCGGGCAATCGGCACTTGCAAACTTAGTAAAAAATAGAAATGCACCAGAACTATTATATAAGTCTGCGCCAATTATTTATGCCGATTGATAGCATTTATAAAACCAAAAATAAAACCTAAAATAGCTATTACGACTAGCTTTAAAATCAAAAAATCGGTGAATTCCAATTCATTACTCCCCAGGATAAAATAGCATTATGGCAGTTCCTTCAGCAATCACAGATCTATCAACAACGCCAGCAAGCAATTCGCCCGCTGGAACTGAGTCAGTCAGCACGATGGATGATTATTTGCGGACGCTTTCCGCATTTATTCGCCAGAATTATGATTCTATAACAACGGCATCTGCAAACATTGTGCCGCGTGCTGCTGCTGGTGGCACTGTAGACGCTATTACAGCAACCTATAGCCCCGCTGTCACGCTATCGAATGGAACTGTAGTGTTACTAGAGGCGGCAGGTGCAAATACGTCCACAACTCCTACGTTCGCCCCGAATAGTCTTACGGCAAAGACTATTGTAAAAGGTAGTAATACAGCATTGGCGGCTGGAGATATTCCGGGGGCTAATGCTTGGGCATTGTTGATGTATGACTCAAGTTTAGATAAATGGGTTTTGCTTAACCCCGCAATTAATATTTGCTCAGATGCAGAAGCAATTGCTGGAACTATTAACACGAAATTAATTACACCTTTGCGCTTGCGGGATGCTTTAAATTCGTCTGGGAGTGCTCCAATTTATGCGTGCAGGGCATGGGTAAATTTTAACGGATCTGGAACCATAGCCATACTTGGCAGCGGCAACGTCACAAGCATTACGGATAATGGTGCAGGCGATTACACAGTAAATTTTACTGAGCCATTGATTGATGCTAATTATGCCGTTAGCTGCGCTACTGTAAATAGATTGGATGATACAAACGTTTCAATCGGTTTGCACCCATCCTACTCTAAAACCTCTTCTGCTGTTAGAGTTTTGCATAAAATTGGCAGCACTGGCGGGCAAACAGATTCTGGCGATGTTTCGGTATCAGTTATTAGGTAAAAACTATGAAAAATAAACGAATAATTTATGCGTTAGATGATGGCAGTGTTGCTGTAATCATACCTGCTAACGATTGCGGCTTGACAATTGAAGAAATAGCAAAAAAAGATGTCCCGGCTGGAAAGAAATTTAAAATAGTTGACGCAGAAGATATACCAGCAGATCGAACGTTTCGCGACGCATGGGAGTTTATAGAATGATTAGTTTCAACATCGAAAAAGCCAAAATCATTGCGCACAATATTCGCCGGGCAAACCGTGAAAAAGAATTTGAGCCTTTAGATTATTTAATTGCAAAACAATTGCCCAATGTAGAATTTGAGCAAATAGAAGCTAAACGGCAAGAAATTCGCAACAAATATGAGGTTATTCAAAATAAAATAGACTCATCTAAAAATTTGGATGATCTAAATGCTGCAATTAGTTGATAAAAATTGATAAAGCAAGAGAAAGAATGCCCAGGCTGTTTAACAGCTGCAGAAAAAGAGCGTGTGCTTGGGCTTACTCATGCCGTTGAACAATTACTACCAAAATTAACTGACCTCATAGAATCTAATGATTCTGCAAAAGCTAAAGAAAAAGCTTTAAAAGATCTAAAGACAAGCATTACAGACGCCTTGAAAACTGGCGTATTTGTCATTACTGGAATATCAACAGTTATCGGTATACTGTTGGCTATATTTGGGTTCCTTTTTAAAGCATTTAAAAACGGGGTGATATGAAGCTGAAAAATTTGCTTCTTTTTTTTAGGCGGTTTGATGTATTGGGTTGGGCTGTTATTTTTTTGGCTAGCCTTTGCTTTTTAGTTTTTGTTTTAACTGCTGCGTATTTTGAGATTACAGCGAATAGATCGCCGCCCATTAAAGTTTTTGACGTTCAAACAAGAAACAGAAATAAAATAAAAGTAGGAAGTGAAGAGTTTTTGCAGATTCCTATGCAATGGGACTACTCTAGAAATTGCTCTGCATACATCCCTATTTCAATTCGCGGTGAGAATGGGGAAATTTACCAAAGCCCCCCGCCTATTTATTACTCTAAAAAAGCTGTGCAAAGGTTTACTGACTTGAACCCTTCAAGCTTTGAATTTTTTGTATCTTTGCCAACAATTGCCCGCCCCGGCCGCGCCTATGTTGTCAGCGATCCGGTTTACAAATGCGATGACAACAAAAGCTTTATCAACAATGAAATAACTTTTAGCTACGTTTCTGAGATTGAGATTGTTAAATGACTGATTTTGATAAATATTTTGATCGTCTTATCGCTAATGAGGGCGGCTATGTTAACCACCCAACAGACCCAGGCGGAGAAACAAATTTTGGAATTAGTAAGCGCAGCTATCCCAATTTAGACATTAAGAATCTTACTAGAGAGCAAGCGAAAGCAATCTACTTGCGCGACTTCTGGAAAGCTGGTAAATTGGATCAATTGCCATCTTCGCTAGCTTTTCAAGTGTTTGATGCGGCTGTCAATCATGGGGCATCTACTGCTGCAAAATTTTTGCAAAGGGCGGCTGGCGTTGTAGATGACGGAAATATTGGTTCTGCTACGCTTGCAGCGGTCAATAGTAAAAGTGTGCCAGATCTTTTGATGCTTTTTATTGCAGAACGTCTAGATTTTTGGCGTAAACTACCAACATGGCAGGCATTTGGTAAGGGTTGGGCAGGCAGAGCGGTGGAAAATTTAAGATACGCAGCGGAGGATTCTTAATAATGTTTGAATTAGTAGAAAACTGGCGGCAGCTTTGGAAAGCAAATAGTGTGCAATTTATGCTTGCTGCATTGTTTGCCCCTGAATTTTTGGAATTCTTGGCCTCAAATTTGAGCATCTTTCCTTGGGGCGCGGAGCACAAAGAAACGATCAGAGTAGCATTGATCGCTGTTGCAATGATCCTTAGATATCGCAAGCAGCCCACAATTAGCAAATAATGCCATTTCTTATTGCGCCTTTTTATAGATATTTAATCATAGCTGGCGTTGCACTTTCGTCTATGATGTGGGCATATAGAAAAGGCGTAGAGCATGAGCAGCATAGAAATGCTGTGCTTATTGTGCAGCAGCAAGAAGTAGCAGCAGAGCAAACAAAGAAGCTACAACAAGCAAAAGATGAAGCTATTAACAATGCAACAAAAAGGGCAAAACAAAATGAAATTGCTGCTAGTACTGCTCGCACTGAGTCTGAGCGCTTGCGCATCCAGATTGCCAGCATCAAGCGCGACGTGCCCAACATTACCCGCGATGCCGTCGATGGCTACGCTGCCACCCTCTCAGACGTATTCGGAGAATGCAGCGCAGAATATCAAGCGCTGGCAGAAGCAGTTGGAAGAATTGCAAGCGACCGTCAAACCTTAATCGATGCGTGGCCAAATTGATTTTGTTGAACTACTAGGAATTCCCGAATAGTTCAACATGTCATTTATCCACGATTTGTTGATTTTTTCAAAATATTTTCTGCAATCTTTATAGATTGTTCCCCATGTTTTTTGCACGCTTCTAAAAGATTTTTTGCAAAATATGCGGCCTCTGTTGGCGTCATGCTTTCAATTAAGATTCTTTCTGCTCCAAATTTTCCAACTCCGTCAAATTTAATATTTATTCCAGCGAAAAGAACTTCAACCTTAGGCGGTACAACGCGTTCTATTTTGTGGGCTTCATTTCCGATATATATTTTCATTAAATTTCAATAAAAGATGGGTGGCCGGTGCTGATCCCCGGCATACAGAAACGGCCTCTTACATCGCCGTTTTTCGCTCCTAGAAAGCTATCTATTGCGTCATGTTGTTAGACGCTTCGTATCAGCCTACGCATTCACCCAAAAACAGTTTAATAATCAGTTCAATTCTGCCATTTCAATTTCAACAACAGATCTTTCTGCCGTGCAATACGGGCAATTGACATGCTCCATTAAATTAATCTTTCTTCTTTTCTGCACGCCTGCGAAGCTCTGCAATTTCATCGTCCCACTTAATACGATTTGCGTAAGACCAGCGCTCTAGCTTTTCAGCTATGAAAGCATCATTGCTGCCAAACAGCTTTTTCGACATAGCCATCTTCGCGACGACTTCAATGTCTGCCGCGTGATCGTTAGATTCTTTGTAGCCAGCGAGAATTCCTTTTGTTGAGGCATTCATCACTTGCTCAATAAATGCAGGATCTTTGCAGCAGCGAGAAAAAATCTCTTTAAGCAGTTTTTCTTTTTCCTCAAACGCTTTGCGTTCTTCTTCGATGCTCATTGCGCGCCCCCTAGTAAACGTTTGACTGCTTGCTTAACCGCGCGAATTTGTTGCTGCGGCGGCTTGCGAGTTGTAGGCGTAGGGGGTGGAGCGGCTGGCGCAGGGCTAGCTAATGGCGCAAGCGGCAGCGGTGGCAATACGATAACTTGGGTTTTAGATGCTTTCATTCTTGATCTCCTGTGGCTTTTGCGATGGCTGCGTTTACGACTGCAAACTCACCAGTAAAATTTGCAATCTCTCTCATAACCGAGTTTCCAATCTTTCAATTTCAGCTTGTAGTTCTGCGACTGCTTTGCGTGCCTCATCAAGCGCAGCATCGATCGTTGCCCCAGGCGCTAAACAAGCCTCTATCGCTTCGTTTTCGTCGCCGGGGCCATAGTCTCCGCTGTCTACCCACTCAATTGACTGAAGCGCAACAATTACCTTATTCAGCAAAGTTCGAAAAGCTTTGCGTTGCGGTGTGTCTGTACTAAATCGCGCGTCTGTTTCTAGTCGTCGATACAC